CTAATTCTGTAACAACTGCTAAAATAGCAAATGATGCTGTAACAAGTGCTAAATTAGATACAAACATAGCGATAGCTGGAACACTTGGTGTTACAGGCACAACGACTTTAGGGACTTTAAATGCAACAACCGTGGATTTAGGGGACTATACTATTACTGAATCGGCTGGGACTTTAAGAATTGCCTATCAAGGAACAAACAAATTTAAATTAGATAGCAGTGGTAATTTAACTGTAACTGGAAATATTACAGCTTTCGGATCAATCTAATGGCGTTAACTGGTTCTGGAACAATAAGTCTTTCAGATATTCGGGATGAATTTAGTCCTGGCAGTAATACACCTGTTTCTTTTGATGATTATTACAGAGGCGGAACCAAAGTAAGATCTAATGCGGGGAATAATACAGCTACAAATTTAGCTGCTAATGTTCCCACAAGTGGTGCTATTAGCTTAAATAGTTTTTATTCTCAAGCTAGAGGGTGGCAAAAAACCTTTTCGTCTAATGCAACACAGCAATCAGGTTCAGGTATTTTCGGTAGTGATTATGCTGTCGATTACCCAAAATATATTGTAATAAACTCAGGTATAACTGTTTATAGTACATCTACTAGTTCTCCCGCTTTGGATTTAGCTTCTGGTGGTGCTGGAAGTATAACTGTGACTAACAATGGTAATATATATGGTCAAGGTGGTGCAGCAGGATCTAATGGTGGAACAGCTTTAAAAGCAGATGTAACAACTACTCTTGTTAATAATAGTGGTGCTAACATCAAAGGTGGTGGAGGCGGTGGAGGCACTGGCGGAACAGGTGGTAAAGGTGTTTACACTGCTAATGCTACATTTACATCTGTTGTTGATTTGGGAGGTGGAGGCACATCAACACCACAAAATAATCAACCAAGTTGGATGGATTCAATTTATACCAGTTCAGGTAATCTAGACGGTGTTGGTGTCGTTGGTGACAGATTATGGAGAGGGTTAAATGGAGCATTCTCAAGAGGCATAGGACAACCTGGTCAATTTCAATTAAATCACACCAGTGGAGCAGGTAATGGAATCAGTGGCAACTGTGCAAATAGAGGTCCTATATATTTTCGTGCTGAAACAAATACTACAGGGGTTTATACTGTAGCCGCTGATATTAGTACACAATATGGTTCGGGCTATGGTAATCCAGCTATTTCTGTGAGTGCAGCTACTGGAAATAACGGAGATTTAAACACAAGCTCAAGACCTGTTAGTGACACAACTAACATGAACTCAAACAAAACATATTATTTTACAATTTATGGAACAGCTTCAAATGGCGATAATTATTATTATAACACATTAAGTGGTTCTGTTTCTGGTACATGTTTAGCAACACAAAATGGAGGTTCTGGTGGTGCAGGTGGCGTTGGTCAAGGATTCACACAATCAGCAACTTCTGGTTCAAGTGGTGGCTCTGGTTCTAATAATTCTGGTAACGGAGGCACTGGTGGTTCTGGTGGATCGTTAGGTGCTAGTGGCTCAACTGGAGCAATAGGTACCGATGGTTCAGGAACAGACGTTACTTTTCCAGCTACTGCACCTACAAATGGAACAGCAGGTTCGTCTGGAGGATTGGCAGGTTATTACATACAAGGAGACAGTAATGTTACAAGAACTGGCTCTGGAACAGTAGCAGGGAGAACAGTCTAATGCCTATAACTAAGTTAAAATTTAAACCAGGGATTGTATCTGACATAACATCTGAAAGTAATGAAGGTGGCTATATTGATGGTGATAAAGTAAGGTTTAGGTTTGGTTTTCCAGAAAAGATAGGAGGCTGGACTAAATACACAACAGAAACATTTGAAGGTTCGGCAAGACGTTTACATAACTGGGTAACATTAGATGGAGCCGATCTTCTAGGTATAGGCACACAACTAAAATATTACATTGAAGAAGGTCAAGGCTTCAATGATATTACACCTATTAGAGCCACAACTAGTGCAGGAGATGTGACTTTTTCAGCTACAAATGGTTCAACAACAATAACTGTTTCAGATCCCGCACATGGTGCTAACGAAAATGATTTTGTAACCTTTTCTGGTGCTGCTAGTTTGGGAGGTAATATAACTGCTGCTATTCTGAATAAAGAATATCAGATTGTATCTATCATTAGTTCTAACAGTTATACAATCACCTCTGCTATTGCAGCTAATGCTTCTGACACAGGTAATGGTGGTGCTAGTGTAGTTGGAGCTTATCAATTAAACACAGGTCTAGATGTGACCGTAGGTGGTACTGGTTGGGGTGCGGGACAATGGAGTGGTACAACTAGTGGTGCTTTGGCTACAATTTTAAATGAAACCTTAACTGACAGTGATACAAGTGTTGATGTTATTGATGAAACAGGTATGACTACAGAAGGCGATGTTGTTTTAATTGATAACGAGTTAATGCTTATTACGGCTTCTGCTGATGATAATACAATGACAGTGACCCGTGGACATAGTGGCACAACAGCAACATCACATGCCAATGGATCATTGGTTAGATTAACCACAGGTAATACTCTTGCTACAGATGACTTTGTAGGATGGGGTAGTGCAGCATCGATCACGGTTCCCGGTGCACAGATCAGATTGTGGTCACATGATAACTTTGGAGAAGATTTAATACTTAATCCAAGAGATGGTGCTATTTATTATTGGGATAGAACAAATGGTTTAAGCACGAGAGCAGTAAAGTTAAATTCTCTTGCTGGTACAAAGACAAGTGTCCCACAAAGAGCTAAACAAGTTCTTGTTTCCGACCAAGATAGGCACGTTATTGCTTTTGGGTGTGATAATTTTGGTTCTAGTGATACGGCTGCAGATGGGGATGGTGTTCAAGATCCATTGTTGATTAGGTTCTCGTCTCAAGAAAACCCTCTTGAGTGGTTTCCAACTGCCACAAATACAGCAGGTGATCTTAGACTTGGTGGTGGATCGACCTTTGTTCAAGCTGTTGAAACAAGACAACAGTTACTTGTTTTTACAAATAAAACATTACACGCCATGAAATTTATAGGTCCTCCATTTACTTTTGGTTTGCAAGAATTGTCAAAGAACATAACGATTATGAGTCCTTCTTCTGCTGTTGCGGTAGAGGATGCTGTTTACTGGATGGGTGTTGATACTTTTTATGTAACCAATGGTGGACAAACTGTACAACTACCTTGTACTGTTAAAGATAAAGTCTTTTTAGACTTTAATTTTGAAGAACGAGATAAGGTTCATGTAGGTGTTAATTCTGAATTTAGTGAACTTTTATGGTTTTATCCGTCATCTGGTAGTGTCGAAATAGATAGATATGTTGCTTATAACTATTCAGAAAAAATATGGTACTATGGAACAATGGATCGTCAAGCATGGCTTGACAGAGGTATTAGAACTTTACCTGTAGCCACTGGTGATCAATATCTATATAATCATGAGACAGGATATGATGATGATGGATCTGCTATGACTTCATTTATTGAATCTGCACCAATAGATATAGGTGATGGTGATAAATATGTTTCTTTAAGAGAGGTTGTACCTGATATAACTTTTAATGGATCAACAAGTTTAAATCCAGATGTAGATTTTACAATAAAGACTAAAAACTTTCCAGGAGCAAACTTTGCACAAACTGAATCTGGTAACACACAAAGATCCTCAACTAGTCCCGTAGAACAGTTTACAGAAAAATTAAACTATCGTTTACGAGGCAGGTCTTTTGCTTTACGAATTGATTCGACATCATTAGGAACTAAATATAAACTTGGAACACCAAGGGTAGATATAAGAGAGGATGGAAGACGATAATGTTAGTAACCAGTATTCCTCAATATATTCAAGGTCTAACAAATGCAAAAGTTGATCTAACGACAACTGATAACACTATTTTGTATACGGCACCTACTGGAGCAGAATCAAATGCTTCAGTTATTAATTCAATTTTAGTTCATGATAGCAGTAACAATGGTGATACTTTAAGTGTAACCTTAACAGATAAAGACAATAATGTTTTTGAATTGTTTGAAAAAAGCGTTGGAGGACACGCTACAGAAGAAATACTAACAAGAGATTTGATATTGCAAGGTGGTGATGTCATAAAAGTACAAGCGGCAACTGCAAACAGACTTCTTGTTGTCGCTAGTATACAAGAGCTAATTAAGACTAGAATCACAACAAGTGCGTTATCGCAGATATAGGATTGAACAAGTAAAACTTTCATGGTAAGGTAGTAAACATGAATCAAGCGCTTAAACAACAAGTTATCCCTGCGGGCGGTATTGCTGATTTTGTAATGACCGATGAGCAGATAGAGCAACTAGAGGCTGAAGAGCTCCGAGAGCAGTTCGGCACGAATGGTATTGCTCAGTTCTCAGAAGTAGGTAAGAAAATGGCTAACTTTGGTCGTTACGGGGATGACACCGTAGCTCACGTCGAAACAGGCGAGCTCATCGTCCCACGGGCCTTGATTGAAAAGAATCCAGCCTTAAAAGAAAGTATATTTAGTCATTTAAGAGAATTAGGGGTAGAAGATCCTGAAAGATATGTTGTTGGTGAGAGCAAAAATAGTTTGAACCCTACAACAGGATTACCAGAGTTCTTTTTTAAGAAGTTATTTAAATCTGTAAGTAAGATAGCTAAAGGTGTAGGTAAAGCTTTAAAGAAGGCTGCTCCTCTTATTATACCTATGGCGCTTAATTATTTTGCTCCGGGTCTAGGTCAAGTTTATTCTGCTGCATTAGGTGCAGGTATCGGCACCTTGGTTCAAGGGGGCAGTATTAAAGATGCATTTAAGTCAGCCTTAGTTGGAGGAGCTACTGGTGCAATATCCGCTGGTTTTTCCGGCCCTAATTCAGGTATTGAAGGTTTTGGACAAAACATTGCGGCTGATGTAAGCATGGGAACTACCAATATAGGAAATGCTTTCTCCCAAGGTAGCTTTGCTCCTTTACAAAGAACAGCTATACCAAGTCTTAGAGATTTAGTTGGTGGAGAAACAAGTGTTTCGGGAGATGGCCTACAAAAAGCAAGCTTTAGCACTTCTGGTGTAAAAGAGCCTGCTTTTATAGATATGACTAGACCAACTGGTGAAGCTATACCTTTAGATTCTAGTATGAATCCTATAAAACAAACAACTTTATCTTCAAAACCAACTAGCATGTTTGATACTCTAAAAGAATATGGTAGTAAAGCGGGTGATTTTCTTTTTGGACCGGATGATGTTACTGCCGCCGACATATTAAAAGCAGAAAATCCAAACATAGATTTAAGTAAAGTTAGTAAAAATAGTGCCTTATATTTAGATGCAGCAGAAAAAGCTGTCAAGCAAAGTCCTAGCTTTCTTAGAAAATACGGACCGAGTGCCGCGTTACTTACTGCAGCAGGCGCAGCTGGTGGTATGTTTGACGTTCCTGAACAGGAAGATCTAGGACCTACTCGAACAGGCATGGATGTTTATGAAGAAGATCCTGATAAGTACAATGTTGCAAATCTAGAACCTCTTTATATTGAAGGCGATCCAACTGTAGGAACGAAATATCCATATTATAGGCCACAAGCTGTAGCGGAAGGCGGAGAAATATTTCCAAGACGAGTAGGCGGTATTATGCCTGACGAAGGTATACCAAACAAAGATAGCGTAAGAGCTATGCTAATGCCGGGAGAGTTCGTAATGACTACCGATGCTGTTAAAGGTTTAGGTGGTGGAGATATGAACAAAGGTATAAGCAACATGTATAATGTTATGCGCAATCTAGAACAACGTGGAAGGGCGATGGCATAATGGCAACAGAAACCGTTATACAGCAGGTTGGTGAAACCCCTGAAATAGAAGCTTATAGAATTGGTCTATTAAAATCAGCCAAAGAATTAGCTGATCAAGGCATAACTTTACCCGAAAGTAAGGTCGCAGGCTTTTCTGGTTTACAAAGTGGTGCTTTTGGTCGTGTCGCAGATTATTATGGTCAAGATGGAAGAGGTATCGCGGGTTATCAACCTTATATGCAAAGAGCCTCTCAAAATCTTCAAGCGGGTGCAGGCTCTGTTGGTAGCGGTAGTCAAACATTAGGTTCGGCTTTAAGTCAATTACCTGAAGCACAACAGGCTTACGCAAGACAGCAACAAGCTATGTTAGATGCTCAAAGACTGGGACAAACAGGTGTTGGTCAAGCCCAAGCAGAGACAGCTGGAACTCAAGCGTTAACTTCTCAAGCAATGGGTATAGGTCAACAAGGATTAGGTCAAGCACAAGATTTAACAAGAAGTGCAATGATGCAGTCAATGATGGGTCAAGGACTAGGACAACAAGGACTAGGACAAGCACAACAGATGACAGCAGGCGCTGGTTATGAGTTTGACCCTACATCTTATAGAGATTTTATGGATCCTTATATGGAAGACATTGTTCAACAGCAATACGCAGATATTGCAGAACAAGGAGACATTGCAAAAAATAGAGCTTCCGCTCAAGCGGTAGGTGCAGGAGCTTTTGGTGGTTCTAGAGGAGCTATTGAACAAGCTGCTATTAATCAAAATGTTTTAGAACAACAAGCAAGAACGGGTTCACAGTTGAGATCACAAGGTTTTCAACAAGCTCAAAACATTGCGCAACAAGCTGCTGCAAGACAAGCGCAGCAAAGACTTGCACAAGCAGGTCAGTATGGACAATTAGCTGGTCAAGCGGGTGCTTTAGGTCTTCAAGGTGCGGGTCAGTATGGACAATTAGCTGGTCAAATAGGACAGCAAGCGGGTCAAATGGCTGGGTTAGGATTCCAAGGAGCCCAGCAAGGACTTGCTAGAGCAGGCCAAATGGGTCAATTAGCTGGTCAAGCAGGGGCTTTAGGATTTCAAGGAGCTCAAGGTTATGGACAACAAGCTGCTGGCATAGGAACTTTAGCTCAATTAGCGGGTCAAATAGGTGAATCAACAGGTGCTCTTGGAGCAAGACAAGCCGATATAGGGACTAAGCAAGCCGCTTTGGGTGAGTTAGGTCAGACTATGCTTGGAAGAGACGCAGAATTAATGTACACCTTGGGCGGAAGACAACAAGCCCAACAACAGGCTGAGTTAGAGGCACAGAGATCTAACCAGATGGCTCAATTATATGAGCCGTATCAAAGACTAGGTTTTCTTTCAGATATATATAAAGGAACACCTACAACACAACAAACTGTAACACAATCAGCATCTCCAAATGTTTCACCATTTCAACAGTATCTAGGATTAGGTATTGCTGGATTGTCAGCAGGTGCTGGAGCAGCTAAAGCGGGGTTATTTGGTTAATGAATAGAAGTGTAATGCAACGACAAATGTTTGCAGGAGGCGGAGCCGCAGGGTTGAAGCCTATCCCAGCAGGTAATCGAGGTTTACCCAATTTACCTGAGAATGTAAGGAATAATATGGGTTACATGGCAGAGGGCGGAGATCCAATGATGATGCCGGAAGCTGCTCAAGGTATTATGGCTACAGCCCCAGCAATGGGGGCCCCTTCGCCAGAGATGTTAGCTCAAGAAGGCGCTAACATGATGGACCCAAATGCTTTAGCGGGTATGATAGAAGGTGCCGAGGCTTCAGGGTTTTCCGATCCAGAAGCCGCAGGTAGTTTTGAAGAGATGATGAACAGCGTTTCAGGTGAGAACAAGAGCGCTGAAGAAAGAAGGTCAGATTTAGCAAGCATAGTTGGACCAGAGGACGCGGGTCAAACACCGGAAAGTGTTTTGGCTTTGGTTACTCCAGTGGTTGAATTAGCATTAGTTGATCAAGGCATAGGACCAATGGCCCAAGAGCAGATGAACACTCCAGTCGAAGGTGACATGGGGCAAGGCATTATGACTATGGCAGCTAACGGGAATATGGGGGTTGGTAACGAGCCACCCGTAAATTTTAACTTAGGCGGCGAGGTACGCCGCCGAGGTGATGAAGATCCAGTTCCTGTGTTTATGAATGGTGGTCCTGTTCAGTATTTTGCTCCTGAAAATACAAATAGGGTTGCCACAGTTGAACCTATGATGGATTATCAACAAAAAGTAGGTGATACCGCAAAGGCTCTCTTACCTACATTTCAAGCTTTTATGCCCACTAAATCTGCTGAAGAAAGAAAAGAAGCGCTTCAATCAGATATTTTGTTTGACATAGCTAATACAGCTTTAGCTTTTGCAGCTCCTATGCAGGGGGAAAAAGAAGGTATGAGTGCGGCAGAGCGTTTAGCTATGGCTGCACAACAGACAAAATTATTACCAACTATATCTGCTAGAACAGCTGCTTCAAGAAAAGAAGCTGCAGCGGCCGATACAGCTGCAAAGACTGCGGCTTTACAGGGTGCTTTGGGTTTAGAAACCGCTAGACTTAAACAAGTTGGTGCTGAAAGAGTTACTTCTTTAAAAGAAGCCCAAGAAAATGCAAGAACTTTAAAAACTCTTAGTTTTAAAAAACAAGAAGGGATAAGTGAAAGAGCTCATAAGAAGGCTTTAGCAAATCAAAAAACACAATTAGAGCAATATCTTCAATCATTAAAAGGTAGACAAGACCTAGAATCTATAGCGGCAAGAGCTACCTATGAAGACCTTTTACAAAAATTAAAAGGTGAACAAGAGCTTAATCAAATAGGTGTGAAACATGAAAACAATTTGGAAGCTATTAATACAGAGATAATAGGTAGAAAAGATGTTGCTAATATAAACAACATTGCTTCTATGGAAAGAAAGATAAAAGATATTGAGTCTAATGAAAAGATTACTGACAAAAATAATGCAACAAAACAATTAATTTCTAACGAGAAAAACAACACCGACAAGCTTATAAATCAAAATAATATTGAGCAAAAGAACAGAAGATTAGAGTTTGATAAAGTAAGAGAAACTAATTTAGTAGCGGATAGAAGAGCTAAAAACCAACAAGCCATTGCCGAATTAGATTTAGATAAAGTAACTGAAGCTAGAAAAACTTTGGAAGGTCTAAGAGATTTTGAGCTGAAGAAGGCTCAGGGCGAAAGAGATCAACAAAAGATAGCTTTGATTGAAAAAGAACTTAACGAAGTAAAGATTGCCGAAACACAAATTAAAAAGTTCTCTGCAGAAAAGAGAGCCGAAAACGATGTTAATGTCTTAGCTTTCAAAAATAAAGAATTAAATAAATTAGTTCAGTATAGAAAAGAATCTAATCAAATTAAGAGTGAGATGAATCAAATCACTAGATCTAACAATGTGGTTAATCAACAACTAAAAGATAAAGAACTTGCTCTTAAAAAGCACAAAGCTCAGTTAGAAATTTTTGGTTCAGGCGTGAGAGGACGTGTCATGAATATCATGGCCGACCCTAATCGTTATGAGTCTTATGCAGAGGGGGCTGATGATAATGTCCTTGAGCAAGCAATAACTGATTATGCTTCAGAGCAGACTGATGTAAAAACTGGTGCAAAAACGCAAAGAGAGCTGCCTCCTTACATGAAAGAAGTTTTAAAAAAGAGGTTAGCAAAAGGTTTAAGCATACCAGTGCCTATAAGTAAATTAGGTTTATCTAAATCTGAGTTAGAGCAATACGCACCTGTCTCTGATAAAGACGGAGAAGCATCTCTTAATAAAATCATTGACCCAAATGTTGATTTAACACAAGCAACAGGACTTATGTCTACACTCAATATGGGGATGAGATGGGCGGCAGGGCAAGCCTCTGAGTTTATACCAGGAGGCGCACGAGGTGATATTTTTTCAACGACCTCTACCGGTAGAAAAATGTTGTCGGCTTTAGCCAATGCTACCGAAGGGTTTTTAAGGGAGGCCGTATCAAATGATCGTCTTGATAAAGATACTGTAGCTTTGATCCGACAAGATATTATGAGACCGAGTGGGGGGATTACAGATGCTAATGCTCTAGCTCAACTAAAACAAACTCGACAGACCATGAAAGCCACTGTAGATAGATTAAATAAAATGATAGATAATCCGAGCGATTACACCGATAAGCAGGTCACAAATGCTCGAGGAACTGTAAATTTAATTGAAGATTTAATTTCTAACTATAGTCTTGCTATAAGCGGCTACGAAAAATCATTTAATCAAGGTTCTGGGGCTGAAGCAGATAAAGTCTTTAAAAAGGTCTTCAAAAGACGTCCAAAGGAATAATTAATGGCTGAAGAAAACAATGAAGTTATAGATATACCTACAGGTGAAGGTACCTTTACTACGGTTCCTATTTTTTCTTTTGAAAAAGGAGAAACCGATTTTCTTACCAAAACATACGGAGCAGATAAAGCTGAAAGTGCTATTGCGGAAAACGTAGCTGAAGAACTGTCTTTGGACTTTCCTAAACTTTTTAACTACAAGCAACTACGAGATGGCACAGCTCCTTTGTTTGACTTCTCTCCTGATACCAAGGGTTTAGCTCCTTCTGAGAGGTCAATGACAGATAGAGACATTTTAGATCAATTTACTAATCTAAAAGACGTCGGTTTCTTTGAAGGCTTAACAAGAGAGTTAACACAAATGGCTCCTAGCGCGGCAGGAGGTTACGCAGGAGTTAAGCTTGGTGCAAAAGCAACCTCCATGATACCACCTACATCACCTTTAGCTATTGGTGTAAAGTATGGTGTTCCTGTTATAACAGGACTGATCGGGGCTTTTAAAGGGTATCGAGTTGGTGATGAGTTTACGGACTTACTTCTAGGACCAGAAAAAGCGGTTACACCTTCACAGTCCGCGGCCTACGAATCCGGTAAAACAGTAGGAGGTGGTTTAGCATGGCTACCCATGCCCTTCATGATTCCAAAAAACATAAGTATGGGTGCCGCAACCTATTTAGATAATTTAGAAAAATTAATTGCTAAGGGCCCACAACCTCAAAAAGTAAGTCCATTAGGGGTAAAAGGTTTTAGTGATGACGTGATAGAAAAAGCCTTAAAAACAGGTAAAGGTCCTAGAACCGCTAGAATTTCTAGAGCAACGGAACAACTTTTAGGTAAAATAGGTACAGAATTTAGTAAAAGACCTAAAACCATGGGAGCCGCAGAATTAACAAGTGTGTTAGGGGCGGGCACAGGGGCTTATTTAGCGGAGTCAGCCGACCCAGGTGGGGCAGGAACACGTTTCATATCAGAAGTATCAGGAGGCATACTACCTCAAGTAGGGTTTACACAACTTTTAAAATATCTTCCTGAAGTCAGATCTACTATAAAAGAGGCGGGGGGCTATAAAAATTATTTTAAAGAAGGTCTTCAATCGGCTGCTCGAGGATTTGGAGAAAACAGACAATTATCTGGTGCAAGACGTGTTTTAGAAATATTAGAAACACAGGGCGAGGATGTAGATGCTTTAATAGAAGCTTTAAATTCAAAAGAAGTTATGGATCTTGTGGGCGATTTAGATCTAACTGCTGCTCAAAAGACAGGTAATACCACCTTGATGGCTATAGAAAACTCTATTGCGCAGTCTACGGAAGGACTAGCTAAGCAGGCTAGAGAAAAGAATAAAGCTGCTAACCAAGCTATACGAAAAACTATATTTGCTTTAAGTAAAACAGGTGATCCAGCTTTAATAAAGGCAGCAGCTAAAATACAAGAAGGTCGATTTAATCAATATCTTACACAAAAGTTGGTTAATAGTACTGAAAAATTAATAGAAGCTAGAACTAAATTAAAAGGTGATAACCCAAAAGGTAATAGACAATTAAGTGCTTCTTTATTTGAGTTAACTGGAAATCAATTAAATAAGGCTAGAGACGAAGAAAAAAGACTTTACAGAGATATTGGCAATTTAGAAATAACTTCCTTTTTTAATACTCAAGGTAACCCAACAGATACACCTAACTTTATTAAATATTTTGAAAACGCTCTTCCTACAACACCGGAGGCTCGAGGAGAATTTTTAAAAGATTTAGGACCTCTTCAAAGTTTTGTTACTAGAAAAAAAACAGAATTAGGCTTAGAAGATGTTACCCCAGGAGCTACCTCTAATCGTTTAGCAGAGCTTGATAAAATTATAGAATCTATCAAAGCAAAAGGTGTTCAGCCTAGACGAACAGACAATTTGGTTTTAAATGTTGTTGACCAAGCCAGAGGAGATTTAGATTTTGGTGACTTAGAGAATTTAGATGCAGGTCAGTTAACAACTCTTTTAGAAAGAATTAGATCTAACCCACCTCAAGGTTTTGGAGATGCTTTCAAAGGTCAAACCAGAGATGCTATGAAAGAGCGCACTAGACTTTTGAATAATCAAAGAGCGCGTCATAAAGATGCTATGGAATTAGTCAACACGTTTAGGGTAAGAAAATTAGAAGAAGCTTCTTTACCTACGGGTGAAGCTGTAGACGAGATCGTACCCTTAACCGTAAATGAAATAAGAGACATGAGATCTCTTGCTTTATCAAGAGGTAAGGCTTTGATGGCTAGTGGAGAAAGTAATAAGGCAAGAATAGCTTATGGTTTTGCAGAAGCTTTGTTAGATGATTTAAACGGAGCTCCTGAAGGTTTAAACACTGCTTTTGATGTTGCAAGGTCTTATTCCAAAGCCTTAAATGATGTTTATACAAGAGCTTTTGCAGGAAATGTATTAGCTAAATCTAAGACAGGAGCTCAAAGACAATCTCCTGAGTTACTACACAAAAATTTAATGACTGCAGATGCAGATGTAAGTTATCTAAGAATTAAGCAGATCGAAGATATTGGTAACTTTGCAAAAGAGCAAGGTATTGAAGGAGCTGAGGAGACAATATCCACGATCAACGGAACTTTAGATTCCATACTGAGAAATGCTAGATCAGAAGCTTTTACAGAAATGCCGGATGGTCAAGTTTTTTTAAACCAAAAAAAATTACAAGCTTGGATGGATAAAAATCAAGATCTTTTAGAAACTTTTCCTAACTTAAAAGCTGATTTAGAAAACACCACAACAGCCAATAATCTTTTAAATGGTTGGGTAAACAGGGATAAAAATATTCAAAAGAATATAAAGAACCAAGTTACATATAGGAATTTAACCAAACAAGAAAATCCAACAGAAGCTGTTTTAAAAGCTTATAATGATAGATATCCAATTAAAGCCTTAAATTCTTTGGTAAAACCTGCAAAAGGAAACCCAGAGGCTTTAGCCGGTTTAAAATCTAGTGTTCTAGAATGGGCTTTAACTAGAGGCGGAAAAACTAGTGAAAGTTTTAGTCCAAGAGAAGTTTACCAAACCTTGTATACAAAGATTCCGAAATCTTTGGGAGATACTTCTATAATGGATCATATGTTAAAAAATGAAGTTATCAGCAAGGCAGAATCTGGTAGCTTAAAAAGACTTTTAACAGAAATGATTAAGCTAGAAGCTTCTGAAGTAGCTGGTACGTTGGACACGATTGAACAAGCGGGGCCTATCATAGATTTTTATTTAAGGGTTACTGGTTCTGCTCTTGGTACTAGGATGCAAGGATTAATTCCAGGGCAAACAGGGGCGGGTCAGTTAGTTGCAGCTGGTGCTGGTTCTAAAGCTTTAAGAAGAATTTTTCAAGACATACCTGCCAGTATGAAGACAGATGTCATGACAGAAGTTATGAATAATCCAAAGCTTTTAGCTACTCTTCTTAAAAAAGCAAAAACAGAACCTGAAAAATTAAAACTTTCAAAAAGATTAGGACAGTTGTTTACAGAAGCCGGTTTCTTTGTAACAGGTGGTAGACAAACTATTATAAGATCCGCCCCTTCTGCTATCAGAGCTATTGAAACAGAAGAGTATGATCCTACAGCAGAGGAACAACCTATAGGAGATCTGAGTTCGGTTGAACCGAGTGTACAAAGGGGTCTTCCCACCACCCAAGTAACCTCAAATCAACCATTTTTGAGTGGACTGAACACCGCTCCCGCGGGAGGTGGTGGCTCCTCCGCCACCTCCGCGCCCACAGATAGAAGTAAATATGCTTCGCTGTTTCCAACAGATATTGTATCAAGCATGATCCAACCCACAGCTACTATGGCTGAGGGTGGTGCCGTACCCCCAAGAGAAATAGACATTAAAGGTCAACCTCATATGCTTGCATATATTACACCACAAGAAGGCGGTATATTGCAGCTACTTGGCGGTGCTGGAAAACCCGGACCCATGGGTATACCAAGTTTCTATGATGGAGACGGTGGTGTAAGTGAAGGGACGGAAGAAGCAGATGCAGCGGAAGCTGCCGCAAGCGATATGGGGATGGATGACAGTGTTGCAGATATGGCAGATGCTATGGCCGGACACACAGCAGGTTTATCAGGTTATTCCAATGTACAAGGATCCGTAAATTATGCTCCCGTACAAAACGTCCCATACGATGTTTTTGGTTTTGTCAAAAATGCGATGAACCGACATGCTAGGGATTCTTTATCCAAAGGTTATTCACCACAATTTTCTAAAGATGCTATGGGTAACATTACGTCTGTTACAGGAAAAGGCGGGCCCGGTATGTCAATACCCGGAATAGGTAGCTTGATGTCTATGATAGGAGCAAAAATGGGTGGTATTACTACTACGGGATACGCAGGAAAAGGTGTAGATGACAGAAACAATCCAAATGACAACGGTAATGATAATGAGTTAATTCGTAAAAAAATAATAGAAGAATTAAAACCTCTTACGTCTAAACAAATATATGATATTAATCCAGAACAATACACTTTGAGGTATAGATAATGCAATTAAGTCAAAACTTTACTCTGGCTGAATTAACAAAAAGCCAGACAGCAGAACGTAGGGGCATTAAAAATGTACCTGACGCCGAAGCTATTACAAATTTAAAACTATTAGCAGAAAACATTTTACAACCAATTCGTAATGAGTTTGGTAGCTTTATAGTATCAAGCGGATACAGGTGTCCTGAGCTTTCAATAGCCATAGGCAGCTCCAAAAACTCACAACATTGCAAAGGTCAAGCAGCGGACTTTGAAGTAGCTAATGTAGATAATTACTTACTAGCTCAATGGATAAGAGACAATCTTGTTTTCGACCAACTCATACTTGAATGTTACACAGGTGGTAACACCGGATGGGTTCATTGTTCGTATTCCCAAAGAGCTCGTAAAGAACTCCTTACATATGATAGAGTTAACAAGTACAGACAAGGTTTAATTAAGTAACCATCTTTTCTGATCTTCTCCTAAAACCTGACCAGCTAGATCAATCTTTTCTCGCAAAGACTTGACGATCTTTTCATCTATTGTGTCTTCTACAATCAAATCTATATATGTCACAGCTTTCTTCTGACCTATTCTATGAGCACGGTCTTCCGACTGTAGCCTTATCTCCAAATCGTAACTGTTACTATAATAGATCATAGTGTTAGCAGCTGTAAGTGTTATACCATACCCACCTGTCTTGGGTTGGCCTATAAAAAATCTTAATGGACTATTGACATCTTGAAATCTATCCACGGTCAGCTGACGATCTTCCTGTTTAGTTTCACCATAATACGTTGCCACCGAATCACGTCCATACTTAGAAGCCAGAGCCTTTTCTATTTCTTGTATGTCATGTGTGTAGTTACACCATATTATAATTTTACCAGAACATTCTTCAACCGCGGCCAACAGCTCAGTCAATCGGTTGTTGTCAAGCACTTGCATCTTACCTTCATCGCTCACTAAGTAACCACAGCATATTTGTTGTAGTCTCATAATTTGTGTAAGCACACTAGCTGTTGTTGCAAGCTGACCTTCGTCTAATTGAGCCAAAGCATATTTCTTCATTTGAACGTACAACTTAGTTTGTTCCGCGGTCAACGGCACACTACGTTTTATATATATCTTTTCAGGTAAATCTAAACAATCTTCTTTAAGCGTCCTCACACTAAATCGATTGAGCTTGTCGTTAAGTTCGTCCAAACGTCTATAACCTGTGATCTCATTGAAGCTCCGTGCACCCATGTATCTTTTTTGTACAACAGCATATCTATTTTGAAATGCAAAATAACTAGCTTGATCTAAAGACATAGTATCCAAGAAAGCACATTGAGAATATAAATCCATAGGACTTTTAGTTACAGGAGATCCTGTCAAGATACGTTTATACTTAGCATACTTAGATAATTGTAATATATTTTTAGTACGAGAAGCTTTACGGTTTTTTATAGTTGTACTTTCATCTACAATCACCATATTGTCCGGATTTTTCTTTAAAAAATAATACGCAGCTTTCTTACCTCGTTCCGAGCTGAAAGCCTCAACATTAATGACAAAGAACTTTATTCCTGTCATTTTATCAAATACTAATTTCTGCATCGTATCTTGAAAAGCTTTGCTAGTGCTAGGTTGCCAACGAACCACGAACCTTTCAAACTCATCGGGTAAGTGATTCGGTATCTCTTGTTTAACCCAGTTATCATAAACACCTTTTGGAGCTACAATCATAACCGAATCAATTTTTCCTTCTAAATTAAGTTTACCTATCGTATCAATAGCAACTTTAGATTTACCCAAACCCATCTCCATAAACAAGCCGTAATAAGGCCTTTGCCAACTACTATCAAGTACATCCTCCTGATGTTTAAAAGGCTTTGTTTTAAATTTATACATTTTTTTTATCTCCGTGCTTGACATCTATATTACAATATGCGATTTATTATATTAATGCAAGACTATAAAAAAGTCTTTAACCACGAAACAACAAACATGAAAGGAAAATTATGGAAGACGGTTTGTTCAAAGAAATGCAACAGGATGCTGCAAAACAGCGTACTGGTGTAGAAAGCACAGATACGGGAAGATTATCTAATGTATCTGCCTTAGCTAGTAAAATTATCCAAATGGAAGATAAAGTTAGATATCTTGAAGAAGAACTAAAAGAATCAAAAAAGAAACTTTTAGAACTTACTGATCAAGATCTTCCTGCCGCAATGGAAGAAATCAATATGGAAAGTTTTACTTTAAGCGATGGTTCACAGGTGAAGATTGTACCAACTTATGGTGGTACGATACGAGCTGATGACCGACCTCAAGCACATCAATGGTTAAGGGAAAATGGTTATGGTGACTTAGTCAAAAACACTATCTCCGCTAACTTTGGCATGGGCGAGGATAATTTAGCAAAAGATTTTTATCAGTCTGCTCTTGATAGAGGATTTCAGGTTGATAAGAAGGAAGCGGTTCATCCAATGAGTTTAAAGTCGTGGGTCAAAGAGATGACGGAGTTTGGTTGTGAGTTTCCAAGTGATCTGTTTGGCGCATTTATAGGTAAAAAAGCTAAAATAGTGAAGGGGAAATAAAATGGCTAATACACCAGTTAAGAAAGAAAATTCTGAGATCGTTGCTCAGGATGCTAATGTCCTAGATATGTCAATGTTTGCATCAGATGCAGGCATTGGTAATAAAGAAGTTGATCAAGACAGTTTAAGTATACCATTTCTTAAAACTAACTTGACTAAACAGATTAGAGCTTTGCACAAAGGCTCTAGTGAAGGAGATATTATTAATACAGTAACAAATAATATCTACAACGGGGAAGAAGGTATTAAAGTAATACCTTGTGCTTATCAGAGACGATTTATCCAGTGGTCTCCACAAGGTGATGAAAATACTGCTCCGATTGCAATCTACACAAGCAAAGAAGATTGTCCTAAAACAGAGAGATCTAAGGAAGATAATAAAGAATATCTTACAGATGGATCTGGTCAATATATAGAAGATACGCATCAGCATTTCGTTCTTGTATTGAACAAGGATGGATCGACTGATGTTGGTATGATTGCAATGAAATCTACTTCTTTAAAGAAAAGTAAGAAGTGGAACTCAATTATTATGGGAAGAAAGATGATGGGTCCAGACGGTCGTCCTTTTAGCCCACCAAGGTGTTCTCATGTCTATCATCTTTGGACTTATTTAGAGGAGAAAAGCGGATACTCTTGGTATAATTGGGAAATGAAGTTAGAAGGTTTGGTTAAAGAAAAAGCTCATTATGATGAAGCTAAGATGTTTGCCCAATCTGTCGAAAAAGGCGATGTCAATGTTAAGCATGAACAGGAAGGTGGGACTTCGTCTGCTCCAGCTGATGTTGACGTTTCTGACAAAGATATACCGTTCTAATGGCGTGGCAATCTTTTAGTGCTATCTTTGATGGCCTAGAAGAAGCCTTTGGAACGTATAAGATAGACAAGACTCAAGCGAATGGTAAGAAGTCTGGAAGAGCAGCGTTAATACGCGAACCACGGACTAAAGACCATTGGCTGGGTCATCTTAGCGGGAAAGGTGATTCTCTAGGTATCATACCCATAAACGCAGAAAATAACTGCAAGTGGGGGTGTATAGACATTGACCAATACCCGCTAGATCACAAGACTTTAGTTGAAAAGATTAGGCGGATGAAACTGCCTCTTGTGGTTTGTCGTTCTAAGAGTGGTGGAGCTCATTGTTTTCTGTTCACTAGTGAATGGATTGAAGCTAAGGAGATGCAACAGACGCTTCAGCATGTCTCCGCTGCTCTTGGATACGGACAAAGTGAAATTTTTCCAAAACAAATTAGATTACAACTAGAGCGGGGAGATGTAGGTAACTTTTTAAACTTACCTTATTACGACGCTGAGGGAGGCCTACGGTACGCTATAAAGGACGACGGCACCTCTGCGACCCTAGAAGAATTTATAGCGCTGTACGAGGCTCACAAGCAGACTTTAGAACAGGTCATGGCTCTACAGGTAGAAGACAAAACAGACACACCCATTAAAGACGGCCCACCTTGCCTCCAAACTCTTTGTGCAAGCAAAATATCCGAAGGTGGGCGAAACAATGGTTTATTCAATATAGCTGTATATCTTCGTAAAGCGTATCCAGACAGCTGGGAGACAGAAATACTTACATACAATATGATGTATTTTGATCCACCACTACCTTTATCGGAGGTAAACATTGTAGCCTCACAAGCCAAAAGAAAAGACTATGCATATAAATGCAATGATTCACCTATAAACGCACATTGTAATAAAGAGTTGTGCCGAACAAGAAAGCATGGAGTTGGGTCAGCTGTACAAGGTGCTACCATAGCTAATCTTAGAAAATACAACTCAACACCTCCTGTGTGGTTTATGGATGTAAACTCGGAGCCTCTTGAATTAGATACAGATGCTCTTCTATCACAGCCCACGTTTCAAAAGGCTTGTATGGAACAGCTTAACTTCATGCCTCGCACGTTAG